CGAATGTAGATGTTCTTCATCCTCTTATACCTTGGGTCAGTGCTCGGGTCGGGTTGAGGAGGTTCAGGTTCCGCGAAGTCCATCCGACACATCGGACAGGTCTGGGCGCTCTGCATCCATGTTGTCATACACTTCAAGTGAAAGGTATGAGAACAAGAAAGCGTGCAGTTGTTGGTGTTGCTGGTTGCAGGTTCGTAGCAGATAGGACAGTCCATGTTACTTCTTGCGGTTTTTGTTGGCGACAAATCCATTTCGCGCGTGCTTGGCAGAGTACACGTCCGCCTTCTTTTCCTTAGCAGTCTTCTTGGTCTCGCGACGAGTCTTGGGTGGGTCCATGATTCCTAGTTTATTAGACTAAAAAACTCCGTTTTACTGGCGGCGACCACGACTGCGACGGCCACGACGGCTACGGCGACGACTACCGGCGGAGAGAGGGGCTCCCTCCAGAGGGTCTGTTGGGCTCGCAGCACCCGCGCCCGAAAACGCCAGGTCGGAGCCCGCACCGAACGAGTTGAACGGCTGGACACCATCTCCGCCACCGCCGTACGTCTTCTTCGCCAGCTTCAGCACCTGGCCGAACTTCATACCCTTATGCGCCTTCATTGTCTTCTTGACGTGAACGAGCCACTTATTTCCACGCTTTCCACCTTCAGGCATTTATTACACCGGCAACAAAAGTTATTGTAGCCCCGAGGATTTTTCAACAAACCCAGGTTGGACGCGAGGCGCCTCAAACAAAATCCACTGGCATCCATATGCGAACGCAGTGTCTGGATTTACCTTGGACGACGCAAAGACGGGATCGGGCGCGACGATCGTTATACTAGAACGATTGTATGAAACGAGCTCACGCGCATCCCGAGGGTGAATGGCTTGGCCGTATGTAAGGTGACGAAGATGCGATTCAGTCCACGAGAGGTTAAGCATGTCGCCTAATTCAGTCCCCTGAATACCTCCTGAAACTAAAATGAGTTTGTCAGCCAGATAATCTATTTGAACAGCGTGAACATCTTTTATGTCCGTCAAGTTCTTACGGACCGTAGTCTTGAGAACCTGGGCGGCCTTATTCAGGGTGACACTGTTTGTCACGTGAGGAACAATGGACAGAATAAATGGATCCTTGCTAGGAAATGCCTGGATTAACGCCACACAGACCTCGTCGAATGTCCAGTATTCGTATGCATAATCATAGCTGGGATCTATGTCCTTCTTCGCCACAATCGGTTTCCCATTCTCATCGGCGTAGAGGTGGACTTCCAATAGACGATATCCACTGGCTACCGTTTCAGATGGATCGGCATACACCTTGCCCGAGCAATGGTAATCGCAGAGTCGCTTGCGAGAGAGTATTTCAGGCTGTTTCCCGTCAGTCCAAATTGTGTAGCCAAGTACGGCGAGCAACCCTACACCAATGACAGCTTCCATTGTTTCTTCTTTGGTATTTTAAACCACAAATCACGCCACCAATTCATAACGTCGTCGCCGACCTTGTCTTCCATGGGGATACCCAGCAAGCAGGCATAGTGGAAATACAAGCAGTACATTCCACATTCAGAATCCTTGAACTGGTGACGAGTGGCATTGTACGTCATCTTCATTGGCTTGGCGTGGATGTGCGTTTCATCCCATTGTTCCTTCCACCGTTTCATGAGAACCTGAATCTCCTTCTCGGGCGAATGAGCATAGGAATCAAAGTACGTCACGCGAGGGAATTCGAGTTCGGGACGAATATCGCAAAACAGGGCAATCCAGTGCTCGCCCGGTCCATCGTGAGGATCCGTGTTGAACACAATACCAATTCGGTGGTGGCCTTTCTTATACAACTCAGGTAGCTTCACGCTGCACAGTGTCGAAACAATACACTTGTTGGTCTCATTTTTAAGATCAAAGTCAATCGGAATACAACCGACGAAACAATAATCAGCAAAGATCTCCTCGTAGCTCTTCTCTACAGCATCAATGTCATCAGACGATAACCACTCTGTGCGCTTTAATGTCCATTCCTTCGGAGCCTTCGGACGTCTCAGCATGGATGAGATAATACACTCTGACGCTCCAGTCGAACACTTTTCACGAAACCGATCGCGTATACTCGACCATACAGTTTCCAAGTCCCCGTCGGGGATTGGACCTTCGTTCTTATGTTCCTTGTTGTAGACCTTTCGAAGATTGTCGATTTCCTCCTTGTCAAGCCAGGACATCCTTGTTCAAAACGGATAGTTTATTGTCCACCTCTTGGACAATCAATGGATGCTCTTAAGTCAGTTCTCACTCGCTATGTTGACATCAGCAAGCGCATCGGCGAGGCCAATCAGCACGTGAACGATCTTCGCGATCATCGTCGGACAGTTGAGCTTGATCTCGCAGCTCTCTATGGGAATTCTCGCGAACAGCTGCCCGATACGATCGAGCTGAAGAGTTCGGAGATGATCTTTAAGGTGAAGCGACCCAACGAGTGGAAGAAGGGTTGGTCGCTTTCGAAGAAGGAGTTGAAGGGGTATTTGCTAGAGATCCTGCCCGAGCACGGTGAGGATCTTATGAAGGAGATTGAGCGGAGACAGGAGGCCAAGATGGTGGAGACTGATTTCGGTTTCGAGTTGAAGGCGAAGAACTAAGGTTGTCTTCAATTTCCTTGAGTGTCGTTTGTAGTTCCAGAATGTATCGCTTTGCTTGGACCAGGTTCTCGTGAGGTAAAAACCCACTCTGGATCCGCATTACATTGCAGACGAATGAAGCATTCGTACTCAAAACTCGCGAAGCCAGAGTGACCATAGGCTTCACCATCAACGTGATATGAATATCACCAACACAATATTTTTAAATACCATCGTCCATGCGACCCATAAAGTACCATCGCATGCGCCTCTCTACATCCCGATTCAATAATTCAAATACACCGCTCCAGTTCGGACGTATAATCTTGCGAATATCCTTGATGTCGTTCACAATTTCATGACGATCTACATATCTTCTGTTCGCCGTGATACCGTGGAACAGGTGATACACCTTGCCGGGAACACACGTGATTGTCGGCCTCGGCGTCTCTTTTTTGTATTCATCAAATGACGGCTTGAATGCAGGCTTTAGGTAATTGCCCTTGAAATCAACACCAAGCCACGCAGCAACGGAGAGCGTGTCTCCGCTTCCCGTGATGCCATACTCGTAAAACCCATACGTGCGAAACCACTTGCGTTGAAAAGCCCATGCGAACCCAGGGTGAAGCATGGAATCGTAGGGTTTGGTCCTGTCCATGAAGACGGCCGATTTTCTCTCTTGAAGTGCTTTCGTATATGTGATGTCCATCCATACTGCAGAGCTAAACGGCTGGACTACATTGTGTTGATTCAGTGATTCAGATACAGTGTAATACCAGTTTGGATTACCAAAGACGAGGTCGGCGTCCATGAACAGAAGCTTAGAGTACCACCACGAAACCTTCTGTTCAATCAGACGACAAAGCTGTTCCTTGTTAAACATGCAGGTCCTTGCGCGAACTACAAAAGCCTCGGAGAGTTCAGGATCCCCACTACCATACACAAGTTCCAGTGTATAGAATGGGATTCCGGCACACTTCATCTTCTCCACCGTGTAGAGGTAGTTCATCACCATTCGCTTGGACTTGGCAGGGTTAAAGAATACAAAGCATACGGCCATGTCTTTCACCAGTGGCGCAAAGTACCGTATATCCGTTACATTAGGAACAGATGGAGGCGACTGAACGACGGGAAGGGATGGTGGAACGATAACGGTTGTTAGTGTCATTGTTAGAAAACGGATAAAAAGACCACAGGAGTAACTATGTCAATGGACCTTTACTCACCCTACAACCCTCGCAACCGAGCCTTCAAGGAGTCTGATATCCATCGGATCCTTCATCGTTACGGTCTTCATCACTACCGAGTTTCCAATCCCAAGATCTTCCAGACGGCCATGGTCCACACGACCTATGTCCGTCGACTTGAATACACTACACCCGATGGGCGACCTGCTAGCCTGTCCCCATGTCCTTCAGGGGTGATGCCCTTGCAAGATGCTTCCTACGAGTGCCTAGAGTTTGAGGGCGACTCAGTCTTGGGCGTCTGTATTGCTACCTATCTGCGCAAGAAGTACCCTGAGAAGAAGCAGGGGTTTCTGACCGATGCCCGCAAGGAACTTGTGAACAACGACCGCATCGGCCATCTTTCACAGCTTATCGGACTCGACGTATTCTACGTAATCTCTCGTCACAATGAAGAGTCTGTTGCCATCAATGGACGCAACAACATTCAGAAGCTAGGCGATGTATTTGAGGCGTTCATTGGGGCTCTGTGGTCGGATTGTGGTAACCGGTTCAACATTGTCTATACGTTCGTGACGACGGTCATGGAGACTCACCTTGACATTGAAGAGATCGTAAACACGGTCACCAATTACAAGGACGTCTTTCAAAAGTATTGTCAACGAGAGTGGAAGATCACGCCTACATACGAAATGAGAAGCAATGACCCTCAGAAGAATGAGATCGTCGTTGCTGTCATTGTGAGTGGAAAAGTCTATGGGATTGGAGTAGGATCAACTCGTAAGAAGGCTGAGCAGTTAGCAGCAAAGGAGTCGCTCACCAAGGTCGATCACGTGCCCATCTGATCAAGAAAACGTTTCTCAAACTGGGGATATGTAGTAAGCAAAGTTGCAGATTCTCCCATATTGGCGGCACGCTTTGTCTCGGACTCACGGCGGCGCGCCACCGCCGCCGCGTCTCCAATACGTGCATCTATCTTGATCTTTGCATTCAACGACTTTATATTCTCAAGAACTTCCACGAATCTTCTATATGCTTCCTCCTCCTCCCCTCCACCGCCTTTCAGTTTCTTCTGCGTCGTGACCCTGGCAGGCTTACGACACTGAAACTTCTTGAGTGTCCTTCCCTTTGTCTGCAGGACCGATTTGACGCAGATCGCAATCGCACCCTTTTCCTTTGTGGATCCCTGACGAGCCTTGATTGTCTTGCGAACAGCCTTGATACAGCGACAGAACTTACGTGTCTGTCCGCCTCCCATTATCTCGTTGTAGTAAACGCAGAAGAATATATCCTCGCAAAGAATAAACATAAATGGGTGGAGGTCTTCTTCAGCTCGTCGCATATGGCGCTCAGGATGCATACATCTCTGGAAATCCTCACATCACCTTCTGGAAGGTACTCTACAAGCGGCATACCAATTTCGCCATGGAGGCCTTCCGTGTGAACTTCACAGGTGCTCCGGCGTGGGGTCAGCGCATGGTCGCCGTAGTCAGCCGCAATGCTGATCTGATCTACAAGACCTACCTCCAGGTTGTCCTGCCGGATACGTCGGCGACATCAGTTCCTTCCGGCGCAGTCACATGGACAGGTGATGCCAACCGCCGTCTCGGATACGCTCTGCTGAAGAAGATTGAAGTGGAGATTGGTGGTCAGATCATCGATACTCACTATGGTGAGTGGCTCTTCCTCTGGGAGAACCTGACGGCCAACTACGACACCTCCGTCAAGCTGGATTCCATGGTGGGTGGAAACATCTCCGGAACGGTTACGACGCAGAATTCTTGCGGTGGTCGTCCGGGCGTCCTCTACATCCCTCTCCAGTTCTGGTTCTGCCGCAACCCTGGACTGGCTCTGCCCCTCATCGCCCTTCAGTACCATGAGGTTCGCCTGAACTTTTACATGGCGGCTGCTACGGACCTTGTCTCGTCCACCGGCTACTCGAGTGTCGCTGCCGCCGCGGCTAACCTCCCTCAGATCAAGGAGATGTCGCTCTATGTTGACTATATCTACCTGGATGTTGAGGAGCGTCGTCGCTTTGCTCAGCAGTCTCACGAGTACCTGATTGACCAGCTCCAGTATGGCATGCCCCAGACGATCACGAGCGCGGCTGCCCGTATCGACCTGACGCTGAACCACCCGGTCAAGGAGCTGGTGTGGGTCTTCCAGGATACTCGTAAGACGGACTGCTCCAGTGATCTGACCGCATCGGTTGGATACACACAGCCGTTCAGTTACGATGACATCGTGGGCAAGTGCCGTCTCCAGATCAATGGACAGGATCGTTTCGACGAGCGGTATGGTGACTATTTCTGGAAGGTTCAGCCGTACCAGCACCACTCGGGTGGCGGGTTCTGGCCGACTCGCAATCACCTCACCAACCAGATGAACACGTCCGGTGCTTTTGCGGCGAACACGTCTCCGCAGTCCAGCTTCAACGG